ACTACAGAAATTATAGAGCCAAAAAACAAAAACATTCTGCACGCAACTGCTCAAATGCCTATGTATAGTGTACCTCTATTTAGGTTAAATGTCTAAATAAAAAACCCCGACTAAAAGCCGGGGGACAGTTCGAGAAAATACCGAAATGACGCCAAATATTCCTTAATCATAGTATCACTTATATAGTGAAATAACAAATAAAAAAAAAGTTTATCTTCGGGAACATATTGTGTATTTTTGGGAACTGATGTATAATGTATTTACTATTAAATAAAGGGAAAAAGCGCATGAGAAACAACGAGGAAATTATTTCGCTAATAAAAAGCTATTTAGATAATAGTTCTATGTCGATGTCTGAATTAGCTAACAAAGCGGGGGTTTCAAAATCGACTTTATCAAGATACCTTTCTGGAAGTCGAGTGTTCCCGCTGAACAAAGCGGACGATTTTGCCAGTGCTTTAGGTTTAACAACAGAACAATTCTTGAATGTAAAACCTAGCTCGAATGATACCAACACCCACGACATCGACGAAATCATAGCTAACGCTATGATGTTCGACGGCAAGCCGCTGACAGAGGACGACAAACGTGCCATTCGTGGCATCATAGCGGGTTATATGAGCAGCAAGGAGGATTGAGGATGAAAGAGATAATCTATTTGGATACAAATTTAGTTAACTCTCTGCTCGCCCAGAAAAATGCGGGGTTGGTCACAAAATTGGTTGATGAAAACAGTGAATCTGACTCTAATGCAGAGGGCGGTGTTAAACAAACTGCGGTTTCTGTTTCTGGTGGGGTTTCTACTTTAGTCAAGGCAGACGTTAATCACTCAGCCACTGAGAACGAAAATTACAATATTGTCTTCTCACGATCAAATAGAAATCTAATCGAGACAGCATTAGACGATTACTCTCTTGATTTGCTACTTCAAGAATTGGAAGGTGACAAGCTTTTAAAATCTTCCGACTTTCAAGATGGCGACTTTGTCTTCACTGAAGGAAAACTTGACTTCTTCGACTTTGAGCAATTGAAAAAAGTCTTTACTTTTGATGAAATCGAAGATATTCTTCCCGGATATGACGAGTTTAAAAAACTTCAGTCTGAATACAAAAAAGTAAAGAATAACACCAAAAAAGAGCAATTAAAAGACGAGATTTCGCATAACGGATGGAATAACCTCGATTCCATTCGGTCAATGTCAGCCTATTTCGAAAGGTTATTTCCGTCCTCTAATTTGGCCAAAGTGTCAAATACTATTAGTGTTTTGCCTAAGGAGTTCATGAAGACCCCGACTGCCCAACTTGGGCTCATGCAACTCAGTGGAAGGCAAATAAAAATACTAGGTATCTGCTCATCTACATTTGATGAACAGACACCTAGTGACTTGTCTATGATGGCTAGCAGTATGGAACTTTTGAAAAAGGCACCTACAGCAATTATTACTACAATGCTTGATTCATTCGGTTTGGTATCAAGTGGCGATTATTTGATTCGTCCTATTGCTATTTACTATGAGGGCTAAAAAGGTGAATATATCTACTTTCGAAAGTCTTTTGCTTAGATTCCAGTCTCTCCTGACCGTTCTTAATTAAGATATGATTATCTGACATATTCTTTAGGTTACGAGCTGCAATTTTTGAGTGCTGGTCTTCGATAGATTGCTTGTTGCGTTTTATTTGTTTAAAAAATGACAACTAAATCACCACCTCTCTATATATAAATTTTAGCAAAAAGATACTTGCTAGTAAATAAACTAATGGAGGCTTTATGCCTGAAAAAGAATTACTTGAGCAGTTCCACGTCTCTATCTGTGAGTTTGATTCTAGTCAGTGGTCCAGAAACGGCTTTATCGACCCGATAAATAGAGGTTGTTTACATCAACGGGGATTTACCCCAGACACTCGTTTAAAAGTCATTCTGCACGAATTAGGGCACTTAGAACACAATTCTAAAAACTATGAACGGTTACGGGAAAAGTATGAGGTCCAAGCAAATAGAGACATGATCCGTGGACTGCTCGAAAACGAAAATCTTGACGATTTTGACTACGTCCGTTTTATGGAACGGTATAATTTAAAAACCATCGCTAATGAAACGATGGTGATTGATGAATATAGATCTTTAATTGATTAAAAAAGGAGAAATTATTATGGGAGCTACTTCTATTTCTGTTAGACAAGTTTCTGAATTTGAAATACCGAACGGGACTACAGATATCAAAAAAGCCAATGTTACCATTGGCTCAATTACAACAACTGACAAAACATTGACCATAGAAGGAAAAGTATACACTAAATTTAAAGGAAGTTATACAAAGACAATCGACGATGAAATCTTGGTATATAACTCTGATGCTGACGAATATCAACAATACGACAATTACCAAAAAGCTTTTGAATTCGATATTTTTTATTCGCAAACTGACCAATTATTATTTTTGGCTACAACAACTCCTACCGCAAAAAAATTTTTAAAAGAATTGGAAAAAATTGATACACTAAATATTAAATATACATCGTTAAAATTTGATTTAATGGCAATTTCCAACATGATGCCACAAACAAAAGGAGTTAGTTTTAATAGTACTGATGCCGGTGTCTCAAGTAAGTCATTTTCAGGAGACGAGGTCGATGTAAACGATGAAGCAAGCGAAGCTTTGGAGAATGATGAAGCAACAAAGATAATAGGTACATTGGATATATTGGGTAAATCAAGAACAATAATGCTGACTCAGTCTGGTACTATTCTCTCTTTCACATCTTTGACAGATATCTCCGAACAAAAAGAATATCCGATGCTAGAATTTTCTATCGCAACACTAATGAAAATTGGAGTGCTATCATAACCGTGACAATGGTATATATTCTTTAATTAATTTTTCTATGTCTTGACGATTAATAGAAGTTCCATAAATCTTATTTAGGGTAGTTTTGACCGATAGATCATTGTCCTTAAATTGCAAATCAAATTTCTTTACTTCTTTTTTTCCAAGATGCCGTACAGTCATTCTGTAAAATGGATTATATTCCCTGTGTTTATCAGTCTTAATGGTTACATCAAACCGTTCTTTGCTACTTTCTTCCATAGAATAAATCGAAAACAGATTATCTCTTAGTGACAAAAAAGAGTCCCACTGTTTTTTTACATCTCTATACGCTAATTGATAGTCAGCCTTGAATATCAATCTCTGTCCATTGCTTTCTGGATGTAAACTAATACTCAACTTATTTCTTATACCTCTTGTTGATTCTATATCTATATAGATATCTTCATGAGTTTTGCTGAAAGTAGCTTCATTTATGGAATAGTCATTTTCCTTAAGTATGGATCGGGTTTGCTTTTCTAATTGGTTAAGTGTAATAGTTTCTTTTAAAAACTTAGAACTTTTTGGGGTAAAAGAAACTGTTTTTAAAAATAGATAGGCTCTAAATTTGTTCCAATGAATATAAAGCCAATCAATTTCGGAATACAAAGCAGCAATAATGGGAACAATTCCGATGAAACTAGTCAGATTTATCACAGTAGGTGAAAGTAAAGCTTGATAAAAGTTCGCCAATGTCCATATCAGAGAAGTAATTATAAGAATTATTTTTATTTTTTTCATATTGTCGCTCCAAATAGTCTTTTATAGTATTGTAACATAAAAATCCCCACTCTCGCCATCGTCAAACTTTGAGTGTGAGGATATCGTCTATAAGAAACAACCATTCAAAAGGTCGTTTTCTTATACCCATTTTAACAAAAAAGTGAGGTAAAAATCAATGTGGATGGAAGAACTTCCCAACGAAAATACAAATTTTTTGAGCGTTACAAGGACGCTTACACCGAGAAATGGAAACGAGTGTCTGTTACGCTTAATAGCGGCTCAAATCGAGCGAAAAAAGAAGCTCAACGCTTACTTGATGATAAGATAGCCCAGAAAATAGAATCATCAAGCACTACTAACGTATCATTCCATAGTGCCTTCAACGAATGGTGGGAGTTTCATCAAAAGCAGATTAAGTTAAGTTCAATCAAGAGCCTTGCAGCATCCGTTAAGAGAATATCGGACACTATTGAGCAAGGGACAATTCTATCAAACATCAATGTCCGACTTATCCAATCATTACTAGACACTGAAGACTGGACAGATTCACAAAAGTATCGTGCCAAGACTGTACTAAATACATTCTTTGATTACACTATGGATCAACAACTTATCTCTGATAATCCATCACGGAAAGCACGACTGCCAAAGAAAAAGAATAAGCTCGAAAAACAGCAAGCTGCCAAGAATAAATACTTAGAACCAGACGAATACAGCCGCTTATTGAAAGAACTCTACCGAAAGGACATAACGCTGAGATATGCTCTAGCGTGTGAATTTATGCTTTTGAATGGTTGTCGAATCGGTGAATTGGCTGGGCTGACCGTGTCAGATTACCATAAAGAGACACGCTCTCTGGATATCCACACATCATTTAACAGGTATATTCCAGAAAATGAAGGAACAAAAACCGTTGCTAGTTATCGAACTACCTACCTCACCAATCGTGAAATGGAAATCATTGACCAGATACTAGAATTGAAAGCATTAAGCGAATCAACTAACCCAAACTGGTATCATAGCGATAAAATCTTCACGACCAATACTGGCAAGCCTATCCATAGCACAATCTTAAGTGCATCACTTCAACGGGCTAATACTAGACTGGAAACGCCTATCAACAAACACCTATCCCCTCATATCTTTAGACACACCACGATAAGCATACTAGCTGAAAATAACGTGCCACTAAAAACCATCATGGACAGAGTTGGGCATGCTGATTCGGAAGTGACCACTAGCATCTATACCCATGTCACAAGAAATATGAAGGATCAAGCGGTCAATGTTTTAGATAATATTATTACGAATAATCTTGCCCCCTCTTTGCCCCTTGAGTAGAAAAAAAGAACCCTAGGTTTAGCCTAGAGTTCTTAGAAACGTTGTTAAATCAACGT